TATGAGGAATTATACGTCATGCCGCACGGAGGCCAATCCCGTCTATGCCACGGCATTGATTGAGAAAGCCAAGCGGATTGCAGTTAGCAAAACCCCGCCGGAACGCATTGGCGGGCCTGACTGGTACGCTTGCAAATGGTGCGGGTTCTATGAAATCTGCCACAAGGGAGCGCCGTTCAAATTAAAGGCGGGTGTAAATACCCATGCTTGAACTTAGGGCTTATCAAAAAGAGGCGATTGAAAGCGTTTATCGGTATTTTACCGTCAACACCGGAAACCCGCTAATTGTCCTACCAACCGGAACGGGCAAATCCTTGGTCATTGCGGACTTTGTGCGCGGTGCCATTGAAAGCTGGCCGGAAACACGGATTATTATTTGTACCCATGTCAAGGAACTGGTTGAACAAAACTATTCGGAATTTACGCAATTGCTGCCCTTTGCAAATACGGGGCTTTTCAGCGCGGGGTTGAAAAGAAAAGACAAAGACGCGCAAATCTTGTTTGCGGGTATTCAATCCATCTATCGCCATGCATTCAAAGTGCAACGCTGCGACATTCTTATGGTTGACGAGGCCCATACAATCCCCGTAGACGGGGACGGAATGTGGCGCACATTCATTGACGAACTAATGCGCATAAATCCCAACATGAAAATAGTGGGGCTGACTGCGACTGATTACCGCATGTCGAGTGGGTTGCTAACGTCCGGCGATATTTTTACCGATGTTTGCTATGAATATCCGCTCATACGTGCCCTGAAAGATGGCTACTTGTCGCCCGTCATTCCAAAGACCATGGCAACGGATTATGATCTGTCTAAAGTGGGTACGTTGGGCGGCGAATATAAAGCCAACGAATTGGAGAAAGCCGTTGACATACAGGACAAGACCGTAACTGCCATTGACGAGATTGTGGCGTATGGAAGTAGTCGTAAGTCGTGGTTGATATTCAGCGCGGGTAACGCCCACGCCAACCATATTCATGAGGAATTAGAAAGAAGAGGCTATAAAGGCGCGGTTGTTACGCAAGAGACTGATAGAGCCGTTCGGGACCAAGCAGTGGTTGATATTAAGAACGGCGCTATCCGGTACTTGGTAAATAATAAGATATTCACAACGGGTTTCAATGCACCAAACATTGATTTGATCGCAGACTTAGGACCGACAAAATCGCCGGGGCTGCACGTTCAAAAGATGGGGCGAGGGATGCGCTTGTTTGATGGTAAGGAGAATTGCTTGGTGTTGGACTTCGCCCGCAATGTCGATTTTCATGGGCCGTTAGACCGTATCAAAGGACGTGATAAGAAGAAAGGCGATGGTGACGCGCCTGTAAAAATATGCCCCGATTGCGATGAAGTCTGTTTCGCAGGAATCCGCGTTTGTTTCAATTGCGGTCATAAATTCCCTGAGCCGGATTTGAAAATAAGGACACATGGGGGTGAGAATGCGCTACTAAGTACGCAAATTGAGCCGGAATGGTTGGAGGTTATTGACGTTACGTATGGAAGGCATCAGAAAGAAGGTAAGCTTCCAACCTTGCGCGTTACCTATACGACAACGGGAAAACAGGTGAGGGAGTGGGTTTGCTTTTCACATGAACGCGGATCGTTTGCACAAAAAAAAGCGGCTTCTTGTTACTTTCGGCGGATACAGTGGTTTCATATCTCCAACCGGGCCAAACCATGTTTCAGGATATGCTGCTTTGTGTCTATATTCCCACACTACCAAATCAATCTCATCCAACGCAGCGACATCATCCACCGCCACGTTCTCAATCATCTCCAGTATCTTCCTAGCGTCTGTCATGTCGTTTCCTTTAGGGCTTGGCGGGCTGTTTCTCCACCGTCTTGATAGATAGGCCATTCCATTTTTGTTGTAATAATTCCAGACGTGCTGTCCTCATTTTCGGAAATGGTTCCAAAATATTTCTTCTCGTCTGCGTAAAATTTCAACGCCTCCCGCAACCTCTCATTCTCCCGTTCCAGCAGCTTTTTTGTGGGAGTCATTTATTCCACCACCATGCAGCAAATATTGCGTTTGGAAATGTCAGTAATAAAGCGGCAGTAAACATGGCTTCACGACCAAACATCCCACCAATAATACCGCAAAGTATTAGTAGAAACAGTGTCGAAAATATAGGTATCATCTTCTCTCTCCTCGCGCCGTTGGGTGGGTTAACATGTGGGCTTACGTCTTTCGTTGGCTATCAGGTCTTGCAGTTCCAGAGTGCGGGCGCGATATGCCACGGCTTCCTCATGCGTGAGGCGAAATCCATTAACGCGTGCCAAGCCTTCGAGCTCTAACTCGTATTCTGCGATCTTTGTGTAATCCATCCAAACTTCTCCTTCTCCCGCGTGGGGTTATGCTATCGGGCTGATTGTGACAACGCCATTGGTCTTACCGGACACCATGTATTGCTTTACGGATGGGCCGCTCTCAATATGAACGTTGACAATCATTAGATCATTTAAATTCATCATATCCCAAGCATAGTTGAAGTAACCCGCGCTCTCAACGGAATCATCTTTGGTTTTGTAATGCCAGAGCGTAAAATTATTCGCATATGCTAGTACGCTTAAGTCGCTTAGTTTTATTCCCATTTCATTTCTCCGTTTGATTTCTGCTTTAAGTTCTTCTGTCGTATGGTCGCTTAACATCACTTCTCTCCTTCTTTAGGCCAGATCACCATGACCCAACCCTATAATTTTTCACCACAAATCGGACACTTCTCCATACCCTCGGGCAAATCGTACTCTTCGTCGCATGTGGGGCAAACGGTTGGTACGTGGTCAATTCCCATACAGTGACCGTCTGTGCTTACGAATTGTTGCATTATTTTACCTCGACGCATCTATAAACAACAGAACCAGACTCTTGTTTACTTAATGGTTTGGCGGCCTCTAAGCATGACTCCATCGAGGTAAATGGACCTACGTTTGTCACGCCGCCGTTACCCAAATAGAACAGGTAAATTATTAAAAATACTTTCACCGCAAATCCTCCACCGTTAAATCCGACACGCTCAAACGGGGCATATCATCCCAATCATAAACCGTATTCCTTCCAACCAACGCATCCATAGAGTTCCGCTCGGCTTGCGTGTAGCCTTTCGTGGGGTACATTGCGTATAAGAATATACCAAAGCCGATTGCGACGATCAGCGCAAATAACGGACCCTTCATTTCTGCCTCCACACAATTGGCTGAACGTGACCGGCTTGGCGTAATTCATACGCTGCCTGGCGCTCGATGTTCCGAAAGGTTTCAACCTCACGGCGTTCTTTCTCGTTGCTGTAAGGGTTCATGCCGCCACCTTTACCGAGTTCATTTGAAGGTCCACAATTTCAGTTTTCAAATCGTCAATCTGTTTCTGGACATCCTCGGCACGGACGCTTCCCGCTTTACGCAGGATCGCCGCCGCACGTTCCAGATGATCTTTGGCGAAAGTCAGTTCAACAATGCTCATGTTAGATCCTCCCTGTCATAGATGGGCTTGAAAGTTCGCGCTCCATACGTTTGTCGTCGTCGCGCTCCTGCATGTCTTCTTCGCGGTATTCTTCCAGTTCCTTTTCAGCTTGGCGCACAACGTCCAGAGCACCCATGAAGTCGAATTCCATGCTGCCTCTTTTGAAGGCAACGTAGAGGCCGTTCAGGACATCGTCGTTTATATCAATCTCGTGACCGTCGAAGTCAACATAGATAGGGCTTCCAGCATCGAAACCAACGGTAACAGTTACGCCATCCGCTGTCTTGCAAGCCATGGTTTCGAAAGTGCCTTCGTCGTAAGTAAATTGAATTTTGTGTGTCATTTTATCATCTTTCTAAATGGTTGATCCTTGGGATGCGGCGGGGAGAATATCCACAAACCACCCGCCGCGCCTTCCCATTCACTAGGAAACTTGTTTCGTTGCGATGATGCTGCCTTTTAAAATATCCAGATCGTTCAGTTTGGCGAATTTCTTGCGAGCCTCAAAAGAGTTGGATGCCGCGATTAGTGTTTCGTTTTCTTTGCCTTTGATCGTGGATTGCACTTTGTACTGGTTCATGTTTTTTCCTTTTGTGAATGGTTTCGTTTACAATGGCAAGACTAATCCAAGACAAAACTGGCGTCAAGCATAAAAAATACCATTTGCGAAAAATAAATTCCATGATAGAGTATTTAATAAGGAGTTAAATCTATGACAAATGCAAAAGACGTTATGAAATCTTGGGGCTGGCGCGTTCGACGCCTTAATATGACGCAGACAGAATTTGCCGAGCATATCGGCATGACCGGCCCAAAGATCAATCAGTATATCAATGGAAAGGTAGATCCTGCCGCCTCCCGATATATGCAGATCGAAAATGCGCTTCTTAAAATGGAGCAAGAAAAAGGATTGGAGGTCTGATTTGGACTGGTATCCTTGGTATTTTCTGATTTATGACGAAGCAACGATGCACCTTAATCCATATCAGGATGGGTGCTATCGGCGCCTGATAGACCACTACATGAAAACCAGGTCGTCGCTGCCTGATAACGACGCGGCGCTGGCCCGGATCGTGGGCGATAGCGAGGCCAATTGGGTGGCTATGGCCTCCCCATTGGTGCGGCCATTTTTTACTCCTTGGCTATTTAAGCAATTGCGGTGACAGCACCGAAGAATTGCGAGTTGGCACATACGACACGCACAATAGTGTATGCATCGCCCCAGTCATTGCCCGGATAAGGAGCAACGTCAACCACACGCATTTGACCTTGAACGCCATTACCGACGGCAGTTGCAGAGCCCAAAGTGGCTTGCGACAAACCTGTGGTGGTGGAACCAGCAGTCACGTTTGTGAAATTGAACTCATTACCAATAGTGGTCTGAGCCATCGAGCCGTCAGCTTGGATTTCATAAACGATGTTTTGGTCGTTGTAGAAGTAAGCGACGCAGGTACCTGCGGTGTACGCAGTGTTGGCAGGCCAGTAGTTAGACACACGGGCGCGGCCAGTTGTGTCAGTCCATTGGACACCAGCAAAAGCACCGACCCAAGCACCAGAAGTGGTGGCGGGGAGGATGGTGCCAAGGGTACCGCCAATAGCGGTGGTTTGATAGCGAACAGGCTGACCTTTGAGGATGTCAGTGTTGTATCCAGAGGGAATGCCGCCAGCTAACGCCTGAGCACGATCCAAACCAGAGGGATGGAACGCAGGGCGCAAGCCAAACGGAGCAGAGGTTGCACTCAT